TGTTTATAGATGTGAAACGAACGCCACAACAAATATAATTACTGCTCGTTGCACTGGTGTATGAACGAACCCGGTCATAGGTATTAGCTGCGTCAAAGGCGCCACTTCCATATTCAATAGCGTCATCGTTTCCTGCGCTGACTTGCCATGTATCTGAAGGGTCTAATGGGTTTGAGGCGTCAACAATTGTTTTATGTTGTTTTGGATTCTTAATGTGGAAGTATTGTCTGAAGTTTCTGCCGAGTTTCTCCAGTATCCAACCTGACTTAGCCATTCGCACAATTTCACTGATAACCACAGTATTCATCAGATAGCATCCCCTAAAAGAAGATGGAGATTTTTATGCTGGCCTCTGCATTTTAGGTGTGTAATACACTTTCACCGTGTCACCTGAAATCACGTTTTTCGTTGTGTAAGTGTCTCGACAATACATTGTTCCAGCAGAAGCAGCGTTCAAAAGCCCACATTCTTGAAGTGCATATGTTGCTGTTATGTCAAAGGTTCCGTCCATGCTACACTCTCCGTCAGTAGCATCGTTAGTATATGTGCCTTGAACACGCATAACTTCCGCAAGCAAAGCCGTCTGCGAAGCTGCAGGAGCAGTATTATCTGTGCCTATGGCCACATAATCGAAAACAGCTGGTCTACTCGCGCTTTTAAAGATGCATTCACAAGCCGCTTGCAGTCCACCATCGACAACCAAGTCCTTAAAATCAAGTTCGCGCTCATCAACATCGATTAAAGCCTTTTCAACACCGCCGAATATTCTGAATGCTTTTGCATCTTTCACTTGCGCTGGTGTTAGTCTATTAATTGGTCGCCAAACTTCTAAACGTCTATGCATCCCAACCAGTATTCTCGGCTCTTTCCGCACTCTCAAACTCATTTTTCATTTCTTTTCTCCCCAAGCTTACAACCAGCCGAATTTGAACACCCAACATTGAGAGGCTGAAGAGAAACAACAGCTATCCAGCCAAACTCAAAATCACGAAACACCCTTTTAACAAAAACATTCTCCTTGATCCTAAAAAGTATTTTGCCTTGGCTACGGGCCACAGCAAGCACATCACCTAAATCCTTAAACTTGCTCTTATCATCACGAATAACCAAAGATTTGTCAAGCATCGCTACGAGCAACCTCCTTCAAAGTCCCATCTGGATTCCAAGAGAAACTAAGCGTAAAAAGCAACGTCTCACCATCATAAACCTTCAAAGCTGAAAGAGTCCCCTCCGGACTCCACGTAAAACCAAGCTTCGTCACTCTCTTACCTGGAGGCGGAACTGCAATCTGCGACAAAGCACTATGAATAGCTCGGTACGCCTTATCATACTGGCTCCATGGAACCTCAATTTTACTCATCTAGATCAACCTCGCAATTTTATGCCTACTCAAATGATCCGTCTTGCTACGAAGAGCATACAAATAATCCGCAAGCAAAGGCTCTTCACGCCCCAGCTTCAAAGTAATCTCCAAAGTCTGAGTTTTAGCATCCACAAAATATTCAACATTTGAAATCCGAAAATACGTTGCAGTAATATTCTCATTAGGCAACGTAACAGGAATCTTGTCGCCAGGTAAAAGCGGGTCATTACCATAATCAATTACGGTGCTGATAATTTCAACGTTTTCACCGGGGTCTTTCAAATATGCCAATAATGCTTTGGCTCTCAGCTCACATTCATTATCGCTATAAAGTTCTTCATCAGTGTCGGTATACTCACGCGGCTGGCCATCGGTATATTCTTGTTGACTTGTCAGGTCCTCTTGAGTTGAACTGTAGCGTCGGCCGCCGAAAAACAAGCCATCAACCCAAAAGCTACCAGTCCCAGCACCAGTAAACCAGCAATCGAAACGAACTTTCTTTATCTGCGTCCAGTCAAAACCGCTTTCAACATCCCACAGATCAACATTTTCCACGCCGACCCTAACCTGCTGTTGACTCCACTTGTCAGGGCCAATGTTGAAAAGGTGAGAAGCTGACTTGTCAGCTGAATCATATAAAATAACGTTTACGTTACCATTGAAAGATGATTCTCGATAAAGCCAAAAACTAAGCAATGGATAAAGATTAGCATTGACTTCTTTGCCACTATTCAAAGTGAAAAGGCATGCTGCATAATAAAGACTGATAGCATAAGTTTTGATGCTGTAAGATCCCTTAACTTTCGTTGTGTCTTCTAAGCTTACCTCGCCTGAAGCAGCACTCCAAGAACCATCCGCTGGCGTGAGACTTTCAGTCCAAGAGTCCTTGTCTAAAGGCACAGACTTGTCGGCAGCACCATAAACCGTGATCTTATTTCGGATTCTATGAATGTCCTTGCGGTATTCGCTAACCTCAATCTTCTCGTTAAGGCTCACAGGCGAAGTTTTGCTGTTCTTTGGGAAAAACTCAAACTTGGCATCAGGTGCCACACGAAAATCAAAACCTATAACACCAGTCTTGTCAGCTGACGCTGCTACAAACTTCAAAATGTCTATGACAGGTGTGTTTTCATACTCCAGCTTAGTGTACGTAGTATCCGTGTCTTCTATCAGCTCAGTTGAATCTCGAACATGACTGAGACCAACATAATAATCAACCAGATCTTTTACGAGTTCCTCACCCTTCTTGTTTTCATAAGTTTTGGTAACTACTCTCCGGAACAGCCTTTCCCCCCAACATCGACCGCTAACGCGAAGGAGATTTTGGACAGCAGCTGATTCATACTTGACGCTTTCAACACGACACGTTATAATCTGAGGAACCGATGTACCTCTGCCAATGTCGATATGCCCATCCATACCAACGGTAATCGGATAAGTCCCGCCCGGACTGTACTTCTTATCCCAATTCTGCAGCAAACACTCAAAGCTGCTCACTTCTTTCGTGCAGCCTAAATGAACTCTAAGCTCTATGATATCTCCTTGAGGCGGAGTCACAGAACCAAAAACAACCGCAGCGTTAGGAATCTCTACGGACATTATTCAACACCTCGCCTATACAGTTCCTCTTCACCAGCCCTAGTTATGCTCCGAGAATGCAACGGCATTTCCGCAGCAGCCGAATTGAAACTTTGAACGCTTGCAGTTGCAGAGTTCATGCTATTTGCAAAACTCCACATAGCAGCTGCAGCAACAGCAATAACCGCGATGCCCACGCCTGTGAGAGCAAGGAACGTGGCGTAAGAGATGTTAAGAGCGTTCTGAGCAGCAGTGGCCACCCAACAAGCAGCAGCATAAACCTTCTGAGCTACAGCTACGCCCCAGCTCGTCCGCATAAAAGCACCCATAGCCGTGACAACCATCATGGCAGAATTAAAAACACGAGATTGCTGATCATTCAGTAAACCCATCTGATGCGCAATAGTACCGATAGCCACACCTGAAGCTCCAAGCGCCATGAATCGAGAACCAAGACTTTTAACTGAAGCAGCTAAACTTTCAGCATCCGTTTTGATTCTTGCAAACTCGTTGCTTGCACGGTTGACAGCTCTAACGGTTATTGCGATCTCACGGAAACTCATAACCCAGCCTCCGCCTTAGCAGCTTCTAAAGCATCACAAATAATCCGTTCAAGACGTGGCAAATACTCCCTGATAGCTGGATAAAGGTAAGGACGAGCCCTCATGTACCGAGTGCCAAATTCAACAAACAACGCATAAGCCGCTTCTGCACCGACCTCAGCAACCCATTCCCGAATCTTAGCATAAATCGAACTACGCAGATGCCCACTCCTCACAGGGACAAGCTGCTTAGCCAGAGCCTTGACGTCAGCAGCCCAGCTTGCCAACTGCGTATGCACATGACGCTGCATAGCAGAATCAAACCTATCCATAGCAGCCTTAAACTCTTCAACACCTTCCACGTAACAGCTCATTTCAACGGACACGATGTTTCGCCTCCCTCTCCATTTTTTGCCTTTCCTCTTCAGCTTCACGGTCTAACTCATTCAGAATCACGATGAACCCCTGGATTTTCTTCGCCGATTGCCTTCCAAGGTCTTCGGGGGTCCACCCAAATTCTTTGCAGATTCTGAACTCTGTAACTGTTGGACTTGGTTTCTGTCTTCGGATTGCTCTGATAAAAAACGAGTTTCCTCGAGGCCTACATTGTTAAGCTTATTCGCGATCTGGCTGAATAATTCACCAAGCCCTATTGGAATACCATCTTCTTCGCTGAGCAACTTCTCGAGGGATACTGGTTTGTGCGGCGGCTGCTCCTTAAGGCTAGCCCAAACAGTTTCAGCTTGAATAGCAACAAAATCGCTCTTGATAATCTGACCACTAATGGGATGGTATTTTGTATACTTTTGGATTATTCGGCTACGTCTGGCCCAAGAGATCTCTTGGAACACATAGGTGCCTGCATATTCTTCGCCGAATCTTTCGCCAACATCAATGGCTTCCGTTCTCATATATCCTCACCTGAGCGTACTTTTTCAAAGCAGAAGTAGACTGTGCGTCCCCGCTTCTTCTTTTGCAAGTATTGCATCAAAACCAACTGATTCAGATACTTACTCTCAACAGCCCTCGCCCTCTTCGTTTCTAAGGCAACGTCTTGAGCTGTCACTTCACCCAAATTGCACACAGCGATTGCAGTTTTCCTTAGATGATCTGGCAAAGATAACAGAGTCATTAAATCTGATTCTTCAGGCGGCTCGCCTTCACATCTCGATGTTCTCTCCATGACCAAGAGCCTGTTTTGAATGGCTGTTTGCAAATCCTCAAGTAAGATGATCTGCCTAGATTGTGGCAACCGTGATATTCTATCGCTGAACCGACTCCACAACATTAGCCATCCCCGTCTTAATGCAGCCTTTTGAGCGTACTTTCGCATCATTGAGACGTTTACCTTACTCAATTTCAAACACCTCAGCTTATGCTCACTGGACCTTTAGCCACAAACGGTGCTTTCAAAGCGATTAGGTCTTCAATGCGCGATGGCGTAGCAACATTTTCCCATTTACAACTAGTGAAAACAGCTTTGTTAGAGCCTCCAAGCCCAAACTCAAGATCAAATCCCGTGTCATTAATAACATCGTCAAACTCTTCTTTGCTTTCAAACTCAAAAGTTAATTCGCCAGTTAAGTTTCGGTGTCGATGAGGCAGATATTTCAGCAAATAGCCATTTGTGGTGCGGATGACAGGCACACGTTTAAGGTTGTTTTCAATTGTGAACCTCCAGTCAGTAACCCTGTCCAGCGTGCTTACTCCTTTTTTGACGTAGCTTTCATAGAACGGCACTGCCCCGACACGATCCCCATATGTTGCCCCAGTGATTTTTGCTGTTCCAACTTCCAAATTTTGTCCCAAAAGCTCCGCAGCTGCTTTAACAACATCTTCAATGTGACATTCAACTGTTAAACGTTGGAATTTGCAACCCTTATGCAGCAGCGAGATTATGTCTGTTGCTGCCGCGAAAATTCCCTTGTAATATAAGACTTGAATGCTCAGGGAATGATCTAACTCAGCTTTAGCATGTTGAAGAAAATCGATAGGCGCATCACTTGGCAAGGGATAAACAACTTTCAAGGCTACGTTTCGCAATCCCTTTTTGATTGCTTGCAAGTCTATGCTTCCAATTCCACGCAACTTAATGTTACTCGGGTTTATCGCAGGCTCCACATTCTCTGCAGGAACACTATACATTGAAGGATTCGTTGGAGTTGTGCCATAAGTCGATTCTTCCACATAGTAGATTCTGGCTTCGTGACTCCCATATGTTTCAACCATTTTTTTCTATCCTCCTAACACGTTCTCAAATAACCATGTTTTAACCATGAACTCGGTGCGCCACAAAAACGGCTTAAACCGCACCTGATCTAAATCCCGGTAAGAAGCAACATCACAATAACTGATGCCATTTTCGCCAGGCTTATTTCTGTTTTCCCGAACAATGCGGTTAATTTCCTCACGCAGTTTCTCACGGATATCCCGACTATAAGACCAAGCATTCACCTTAACAAAACCGAGACGCCTACGTGCAGCTCCTGACAACTCCAATTTCTGATCAAGACTATGCTCAAGGCCTACGGTTACTTGCCCATCATAATTTTTGAATAAAGCCTGATCATACCATTCCTTGCTAACGTAAATCTCTGCTAGACTTTCATCGTCTTTCACAACATGCATATTATCCTTCAAAAGCCGGACAATTGTAGTTACCGGATCCTCAAAAGTCATTGCACAAGCCTCCTACACAAAGCCGCGTAATATTGAGGCTCACCTTTGAAACGGAACACTTGAGGCGAGCCCACTTCATACTCTACACCATTACGCATAATCTTGTCATGATGTCTGACCGGGATTACGGTGTAGACTTTAATGAAATCAGTAATCATGAAGCCTGGCTCAATAACAACTTCATCAGCCAAGGCAGACTTAACAACCGCTTTAATGGTTATGCCTTCAATGTAAGAAACAGTCTCGCCAGACTGAACAATACTGTATAACGTGACGTTTTCGCCACCAGCATTTAGAACAGGAGTAAAAAGCGTGTTCACATGTTTAAACCGCAAGAGTAAAAGACCCAACCATGAAACCGTAATAACCGACTGTTTATTTTCAATAGGACTCCAATCCACAAATTTGACACCCCAAAACATGAACTCTTCATAATGCAGATTGACGATTTGCACGCTTAACTGAAGACTCGGCTTATCCTTAGCTCTTCGGATATCATGTAAAATACCGCTTGTCACACAGTCATAATACTCACATGCAGCCTTACGTTTGATAACGTCAATGTAGCCAGCCCAACAAACATGCGAGTTATAACCTGGATAATCAGCACTAGCAGAAATCGTGTTAACAGACTCGTAGACTTTTTCGCAGCTTAAACTCCAACCTTCATAATCATACAGACCAAACAATGCATAAGCAAACGGGTCGTCATAGATCTCGTTTTCAGACAAGCCAACCCGATGCCACGAAGAGTCAGAAGGATCATAATAAAGCCACAGGGATTCGAACCCGGTCCTAAGAAAATCTACAGCAGTTTCCATCATCGCTTCATATTGACTCTTCGCATCTGAGTCATAACTGCACAACATCTTAAGCCCAATAAGCCCATACAGACATTCCACGTCCAACTTAAGATCACAAACATCGTTAATATCCACGAACCTTGCAAAACCACCATCGGCCTGTTTGTCTTGCATAGTCTTCAGAAAAGTTTTCCCCGTAAGCACAGCAGCAACCAAATAGTCACTGTCACTTATCAGCTCGTAGGCTTTCAAAAGCGAAGGAATCACACGGCACGCATCAATGCTATAATAATATGTGCTGGTTTCGTTGCTTTTAAACCCGCCATAAGCATCTTTAGCGCTATTCACGCATTGCTGAGTTAAGATCCAGTCAGCCAAGGAAACAATTTTGTTATAGATAGTGGTTTTTTCACTTTCGAACTTTCCGCTATTATAGGCTTCATAAAGAAAATCTATGCTGAAAGCAGCTGCAGCAACACCTCGCCCAACATCAGTATCAACGCCAGTTCCAGGAATGTAATAGAAATAAGGCGCATAGTCAAGGATAAACTGCAAATAAGTATCAAGCGCAGCCACTTAAACCATCCCAACATAAGGCTCAGTTAGCTTTTCAATAAGTCGGTCTAATCGACTTGTCAAAATGGAAAGCGGAGGCACCTGATTCTGCACATCAACTCGCAAATCGCCTAAACTAAAACTGCGACCAGCAGCCGAGCCCCCAGTCACATAGCAAAGACAATACAATGCCGCTAAAAGTCGAACAGCAGCAGCTTCAGCCTCCGTGCAATCTGAATAATCAATAGTTAAATCAGTTTCAACACTGATTTCACCAGCAGCCTGCGTTAAAAACTGAGTAACCTTATCATCACCTACATCATCAACCGTAAGATTCACAAGATTGCGGACACTGTCTGCATTCACAGAAACCAACGGTTAAGCCTCATCACCTATAGCTAATATTAAGATACGTGAAAAGGCAAATTTAAGGAATTTTGCTGAAAAGAAATTACGAGAGAGTACATACGGCGAAATAATGACGAAAAATTACTTATTATTAAATAATAACGAGAAATTACTCATTTCAACACATCAAGCAGTCCTCGAAACTGTTTGAGAAATTTGTTCCCTTTCGCGCGCGCAAACAGTAAAGCCTCTTCGTTAATCCATGTTTCAACTGTTGTCCTTTTTCCGTATCCTTCAATTCTTTCTACTTTCACCATTTTCTCCCATAATCTATTCAGTTTCTTCGTTAGCTCTCTGGTTTTTTCGTGATTCAGGTATTCTCTTTTTCCCTTCCGTTTGGTTGAATAGTTTTCTGTTTTTGTCATGAAGTCTCGCTTCTTAAGTTTCTGAGAAAACTGAATTAGAAAGTCATCAATGAAATAGCGATATAATTCCATGAAATCGCACAAAAGAGATCCTGGGGGAGGTTGCTTAACAGTTGCTACGTGTACAGCGTCAAAATATTTAACTATATGTTATATATGATGATAGAACTGGGGAATTAGGATTGAAAATGAGGTATTTCTACAGAGTCTACGGCAAACATATGAAGGCAATTGAAATTGTTTTGATCTGCGCTGCAGCTTTAGTTTTCTTAGTTCAAATATTTTTCCTAGAATTTGGCGCTTTAACATTTGGTCCGTCTTTGGCGGCTTTCATGATCGCTGTTTTTGTGCACGGGTTGATTTGTATTCGCATGGCTAGACTGGAATTGTTTCCATACAAGATTCTACGACTTAACTCTCTTAACTCATATTTTTATAGGGCGCTCCTTTTTTCTTCTTTAATAGGGTTTGCGTTAGTGTATCTGTTAGCTCTATTTCCCAAATCTTGGAGCAGTAACTTGTTTGCTGAACCCATGGCATATTATGTGATAACAGCTGTCAAAATGCTCGCCGCCTTCTTCCCGTTCTCGATGAGCTGGTTGACCAACCTTGAAAAAAGCAGGCTGTCTTTTAGGACAGTATTGGTAGGTCTAAAACTGATTAGTAAAGAAGATAAGAAAGTTGGAAAAACAAGGTTGGTTGGAAAATATATAAGATGGTTTAGGGAGGGCCTCTACTCATATAACAGGTATGTTTACAAAAGAAAACCCGAACATATCGAAATTGTCGGAATAGATGATTATTAT